GCTTCCCTATGCGCTTATTGATTGATTCCTGATCCTTCGCTCGGGTTTCCTTGATTAGACGCTCCACCAAATTACGGGTGTTCGGGTCTAAATTGCGAAGCTGGGAAAGAACATTCTGGTCTTGAGCTTCTTGATTTTCTTCGGGTGCTTGTTCCTCTTGACCAAGGGAAACCTCGGTAGGAACCGCACTCTCAGAAGCCAATGGCTCGGAGGTTGATTGTTCTGGGGCCTGTTCTGTGATCGGTGCCGTTGTTTTGGGGTCCATTGAACGCATTAAAAATGCGGTGACTTGGCTACCTGAAACATTGGTACTCGTCTGTGCGTCTCCGTTTTGTGTGGCTGCGGGAGAGGATGCAGCAGTTTCTAACGACATGGAGTTATCCAAGAAGAACGAAGGCCAGCTTACGCCGTACCTTCAGGGTTATCGGTGACCTCGCCCGAGTCAACTACTTTCTGTCTGTAATTGGAGGCGAGGGAAAGGATTGTGGAAAAGGACCGGATCTCGCCAATTGTGGCGAGCATCTTGTTTGAGTTCTCGACCACCGCGTCGTTGCAGAGGTCAAGGATAGCATTCTCCCGCATATTGGCTATCTCCTCGATGAATACGAGGAAGCGGGAGTCACCGGATAGAGTGCGCATCGACTCCACCAGAGAGGGGAGAGGGTGCATGGATTTTAGGGTTTTTTTGCTCTTAGCCATAAATTATAGTGCCGGGCCTCCGGGGCCCTGTTGTAGGGCTCCCATCTTGCCGATCATAGAATTGACATTGCGCTGTTGGTTCTGGAACTGCACCTGCTTAATGCGCGTTTCCATACGCTTGCGGAACATCTCATCCTGTTGGAAGCGTTGTGCCACATCTGGCTGTTGCATGAATTGCTGAAGTACCTGCATGGCCAGCTCTGGCGGGGTGATTGCGGGGTCGTAGTCCTTGGCGATGCCTGTAGCCAACTGGGAAATTGCTTGCTGTTCCGCGTCAATAGCTTGGGAGGTAGCCGTTTCCTTTGGCTTGATGATCCGTTCCCCAATAGTGGGGTCAATACTATCCACTACGATACGATATAACTCACCCCAATCGGTCTGCCCATTGCGGTCAATGGTAGAGGCGGCTGAGATGAGGCGTTCGAGCTTGGCGTCTAGGGCCTCGCGGTCAAACTGCAAAGCATCGAAGGATAGATACAGCTCATAATCCTCCTTGGGAGAGCCTTTTTGGAAGGTAGTAGGGGAAGCACTTTGAGAACCGAGGACTCTGAAGATGACTTCGGATTCGCCGTACTGCTGATACAGCTTCCACACCTGTCGGTACGCCTTAGCCCATGAGGACAGATAGCGTTCGATCTCGAATTGTGTGAGTACTTGCGTGATTCTCTGGTCCCCATTTGGGGTCACTTGACCCGTGTACTCTTTCCAACTCTGTGTGAGGATCTCCTCGCTGCGCTCTGTGTTGGTATCTCCTACTGGACGATCTGCAAAGTGGTATTCGTTCGGGCGGCGTTCTGGGATGCGTGCTCCCGGACCCCAACGGGCAGGGGGACGACCGATCGGATAGAGTAGTGGGGGGATAATCGCAATGCTTGCCGCGTCAATGCGGGCATCCCGGTGGGCTTTGATCTGGTTCTGGAAGCTACTCCCTAGTTCAGGGATGCCTCGGGAGTCATGGATGCGCCTGCTCAGGTACTCCCTACGGTGTAACACAAATGGATATTGTCCGTGCACGTAGTCCATGAGCCCATGCTTGGCGTACCCTCGGTGATTATTCGAGTAGTCTGGGGTGCAGTTGAAAGGATTGAAGATCGTCAGATAGATGCCTGGGTAACCGTCCTCATCGCTCAGGCGTTGGTACGCATAGACCACGCCGATCAAATCAGTCTGGCGTTGGTATCTGAAGATAAAGTTACGGCTGATCGGATTCGAGTCCATCGCCCCTGTTGTGGCTACCATCTTACCCCGACACGTCTCAATGGTGTTCTCTACCCAAGCGGCGTCCCACCCTTCAGTATGCACAAAGCAGCGCATCTGTTCAGGGGTAAAGTACTGTACTCTGAAGATGTACGGGGCTGTCTCAAGGTCCGTAGCATGGGGCGGGATAAAGATGTCCTCATCCAAGTTGAAGGCTCTGATTACTGGACGGCTACGCTTGGCCCCCAGTACTGGGAATTGCGTGGTGCCTGTCTTGAGTAGCTCGGACACCTTGCGCTTGACCTGTGATAGGCTCAAATCGAATCCCTTGGCGAAGCGATCTAGTACGGAGGCGTCCAGATTCTCCAAGGCGAACCGAAGGTCAACGTCAGGATTCTGTGCTTGTAGATCTGAGAAATTGAACTGTACCAATGTGCGCTCTTGAGTTGTCTCCCAGAACTGTCCGGTGATGCCTACGCCCTTCTCCATGATGTACTGCGCTAGGAGTTCGTCCTCTCGCTCGCACTCGGGGATCTGCGTATTGATGAGCCAGCGCATGAAGTTGCCCACCTGCTTAGCGCGGTCAATGGTGCCTCCATTGATCGGCACGGAAACCAAGTTGGCGCGGCGTCTAGCGGTTGATAGTGTGGCTACCTTGGCGTTAATCACCTCATCAGTGAGGAACACCTTCATATCAGACGCCCCCTCCCAAGGAGTAGGTTCTACCTTACTGCCTTCCCGAGCATGTTTGCGCCCATCACTTGACTGCCCGTTCCACAAAGCAAAGCGGGTGTCGTAGTTGGTACGGCATTGGTCGATGAAGCTCGTACAATCGCGCACCGTTGTTTCAAAAGCCTTTTTAACCCCGAGGATGATGGGCTCGTTCAGGTCGATGTTGGCTAGTTGCAGGGCTGGATCAGCCGCTTGTTTCTGTTCTAAAGGTGTGTCCATGTTAGTACGAGAGGCTTGGGCGGTCGAAGCCCATTTCAGAGTCTTGATGGATGTACTGGATGTCCGCTTCCAGCGCATAACGCAAGCAATCAATCGGGTCTTTACAAGCTTCCTCTTGCCCTGCCCCTGTGTAGCTCTTAAGGGCGTCAATCAGGTTGGTGCAACGGTCGGAGATGAATAGTTTCGGGTTGTTAGCGGTAGATCGTGGGCGTTTCTCGTCCCATGCCAATACGTTATTGATGAGTTGTAGCCCGTGTTCGATGTTGAGTCCCGGCGCAGCGATGAAGTCCATGCCCAGTTCAGATAGTTCGTCCATGATCGTCGTCGAACCCTCCAAGGCCATCTGTGGAGTACGTCCTAGACGTGGGTCCATGAGGCGTTCAAAGATCGTCTCATCTCCTTCTGAGGTCTTGAAGCAATCAACATACTCGCTAATGCCCCAACCTAACGGTCTTTGTCCCGGACCGGGCTTGCCTAGCGGTCCTTCCCCTGGTTCTGCCCACACTCCGAAGCTTTCATCTGGCCATTCTCGGTAAACGTAGTGCGCCCCCAGCGGATCGACTGCTATCCATAGTGCAAACCACGGCTTTCTGCCTGAGGGATCGACGATCATGTAGCGAGTGAAGCCGTTTGAGCTACGTTCTTGACACACGTCGAGTTCTAGCTCGCTCATCTTGTCATGCGAAGCCCAAGGCAAGGCTTCATGCTTGATAACATGGACGTGCTCATCGAAGCGCGGGAACTTACTTTGCGCGGGTTTCGACGGAATGCCATGCGCCACCGCCAGCACCTCCGCCTCCGGGCGTCCCCGTACCCGTTCCACGGTATCCGAAGGTATGAACGGATTGTCTTCAGTCCAGAAATAGTACACCCGGCAGCCCGGTCTAGTCTTGCTGACCTGCGCTACTGGTAATTTCCGCTTCACTAGGTCTGAATACCGGGTCCGCAAGACCTCTGTCCGGCCTAGGATGTCGGCCACTAGCGGCGTCCATCCCTTGATAGTGGTGAAAGTGAGGAACATACGTCCCTTGGCGTCATACAGACGGGTGAGCAGGCGCTCGAACATAGCAAGCGGGGCCTCCTCATCGCACCATATGCAGTGTGCCCACCAGCCTTCAACTACCTGCGGGTCGTTTCGATACTGCTGGTAGTTTCCAAAGATGATATCCCCTCCACGTTTGAACCCTTTCACAGGGGGAAGGATCAACTTGGACCCTGTGAAGCCGTTCTTCTGAGTGTACTGTACCGAAAAGTCGGTGCCCTTCTTCCTCGAAAAGTTCTTGAACCTGTTTGGCAGAGCCTCCCAGACTGCCGTCTGTTGCTCTAGGATGCTCTTCTCCTCATTAACGTGGTAGCACCGTATCCTTGCCTCAGGGATATTGATGGCGAGGAACACCACCAGCCGCGCCATGAGCGAGGTCTTGCCCGAGCGGTTGCCGCCCATGATGCAATGGATGGGATACTTCTGATAATTGTCGAACACCTCTTGCCATGCTGGCAGGGTGTGCCCGAACTGGATAGGGTCGATTGACCCCGCCTTCTCTTGCCATAGCTGCACCGCTTGCGGGCGAATCGTTTCTGGTACGGCATAGAGCTTGGCGTACCCCTCATCAGGGGTAGCCTCATCGCTCTCGGGCGAATCTAACCACAGTTTATACTGGGCCAGTTCGAGGAGGTCCTCATCTGGTAAGGCAGACAGGTCGAGCCCCTTTGTGTAAGGAAGCCCGAAGTTGATCTCGAAGCGGTCGGCTAGGACGAGTTTAGCCATTAGACGATGCGCTCCCCGTAACGGTTATAATCGCCGTACAGAGTGTACAGGTCCTTGTTCTCGCCAGGCTTGGGAGCCACGTATACAATCTGCCCGATGCGTACTTTCTGCT